AGGCGGAGCTAGACAGTTTGCGTTCGACGGTGGAGACATTGCAGAGGGAGAACAAGCGTCTGATCGAACGGGTGGACGACCTGGAGGAGGAGCGCGAGTTGCTGAAGGATTGGGCGGAACGGTTATGTTGTCAGGTGCGTGGCGCCGGGCTGGTGCCCGTGCGGTTCGGGGAGAATAAGGAATGATTTCGGGCACGGATGTATCCAAGTGGCAGGGTGCGATCACTTGGTCGGTGACGGCGAGCCGTGGGATTAAGCGGGCGTATATCCGCGGGTCATACGGTGTGACGAAGGATCCGTATTTTGCGCCGAACTGGAGCGGGGCGAAGGATGCGGGGATCGAGCGGGGTGTGATGCTCTATCCGTTGTATGCGCTGGACTTTGGGAAGCAGCTGGATTACTGGATGACGCTGCCGAATGTGGAACACGGGGAGGCGATGCCGTGCCTGGATATCGAGTTCAATGCGGGCGAGAGGAAGCCGGATGCGCGCTACCAGGTGGAGCTGTTGAAGCTGCTGTATATGGTGGAGCAGCGGTTCGGCAGGCAGCCGGCGATTTATACGGGGCCGGCGGTGATCAAGGCTTATTTGAAGATGCCAGAGTTTGGTCAGTATCCGCTGCTGATTGCGAATTATGAGGTGCGCATGCCGGAAATTCCTTTACCCTGGCAGCCGGAGATGTGGTATGGGTGGCAGCATACGAGTAAGGGCAACGGGCTGTATTATGGTGCAAGCTCGAAGAGTATTGATCTGGATGTGTTTCGATGGTAACGGGGGGTGCCTGCAAAAAGGGGGAGCATCCCATTCGTGTAGTCATTATATTAGAGTGAGGTATGCCATATAAAAATTTGAAAGCATGTGCGATGCCGGGATGTCCGGCGCTGGTGCGAGACGGTCGGTATTGCCCGGATCACGAGGGGCGGGTGGAGCGGGCGTATGACCGGGGGCGGGGGTCATCTGCGCAGCGGGGGTATGGGTCGAGGTGGCGCAGGCTGCGAGCGATGTACCTGCATGAGCACCCGGTATGTGCCGATCCATTCGGCGTGCATGGGAGTCAAGTCGTGATGGCGACGGAAGTAGACCACCAGGTGCCACGGTTCAGGGGAGGGGAAGATACGGAAGAAAACTTGCAAGCACTCTGCAAGGCCTGTCATAGCCGTAAGACAGCGTTGAAAGATGGAAGATGGGGATAATGAGTATTAAATCTCTACAGTTCTCAAGAGCGAGACCGGGCGGGCAGGTCGATGCGAATTTTTTTCCCCGATGAAGCGGGAGAGGTAGGGTGTCAAAATAATGGCTACGCTGCCTAAAAACCTTCAAAATATGCGCAAACATTTGACCAAAGCGGAACGCCAGTCAAGGGAGGCGGCGGAGGTGAGGTTGGAAAGGGAAACGCGGGTATCGATCCATGCGCCGAAGTGGTTGAGTGTGGAGGCGCGCAAGGTCTTCGAGTATACGAAACGCCGGATGAAGCCGCTGAAGCTGCTGGATAACGTGGATGCGGACCTGCTGGCGATGTATGCGGATGCTGTTGTGAATTACAAGGATGCCGTGGACGCGAGGGATAAGCAGGCATGGAGCAGGCTGGCGTTGTCGTATGCGGAGAAGATGGGGATCTCTCCTACAGGTAGAGCCAGGCTGGCGAAGAAGACAGCGGAGCAGCGCCAGGTGGATGAGTTCGAGGAGTTACTGGATGAGTTTGAGGATTTTGTGAACGGCGATGTTCGATGAGCGAAGGGCGCAGCGGGCTGTCAAGATTTTCGAGAGCCTGCGGCATACGAAGGGAAAGTTCTACGGGCAGCCGTTCACGCTGCTGCCGTGGGAGCGCAAGATCGTCGAGGATGTGTATGGGACGGTTACTGCGCGCGGCTTGCGCCAGTATAAGTTCGTTTATATCGAGCTGCCTAAGAAGCAGGGTAAGACTGAGCTGGCTGCTGGCGCCGGTATTCTTCATACGTTTGCAGACGGTGAGCGCAATGGCGAGGTGTACGGGTGCGCGGCAGACCGCAGCCAGGCCAGTTTGGTGTTCGATGTGGCGGTGGATATGATTGACCAGGCACCGGCGCTGCGCAAGCGGGCGAAGCTGACACCCAGCAAGAAGCGGATTACGGACCGGGTGACGGGGTCGTTTTACCAGGTGCTGAGCGCGGAGGCATACACGAAACATGGATTGAATGTGAGTGCGTGCATTTTCGATGAGCTGCATGCCCAGCCAAACCGGGGGTTATGGGATGTGATGACGTTTGGGGCGGGTGATGCCCGGCAGCAGCCGATCTGGTGGGTGATCACGACGGCGGGGGATGACCCGGATAGGGTGAGCATTGGCTGGGAGCAGCATGAGTACGCCAGGATGATCCTGGCGGGGGAGATCGAGGATCCGACGTGGTACCCGGTGATCTATGGCTACCAGGGAGACGATATTTACAACGAGCAGCACTGGTACGAGGCGAACCCGAGCCTGGGCGAGACGATCTCAATTGAGGCGGTGCGAGAAGCTGCGGCGAAAGCGAAGCTGAAGCCGGAGGATGAGCGACTTTTCCGCTGGCTGCGGCTCAACCAGTGGTTGACGACGAAACTAACCACGTGGCAGCCCCTCGAACTGTTCGATCAGACGGTGGGTGACTGGACGCGGGCGGATCAGCTCGGGAAAGACTGCTACCTGGGCCTGGATTTATCTTCCACTACAGACTTGACGGCGCTGGCGGTCCTGTTCCCTCCGCAGGGCGAGCAAAAGGATTGGAGAGTCTTCTGGCATTGCTGGCTGCCGAGCGATGGGCTGGAGGAGCGGGTGAAGGGCGACAAGATCCCTTACGATCTGTGGGCCAAGCAGGGTTATTTGACGCTGACGGAAGGGAACGTGATTGATTACACGGTGATCGAGAAGACGGTGCTGGAGATTGCGAAGTTCCACCGGGTGATTGAGCTGCCGTGCGACCGGGCGATGAGTGCGATGCTGATCCAGAGGCTGGAGAAGGAAGGGCTTACGCCGGTGGATGTGCCGCAGACGTTTGCCAGCCTGACGGACCCGATGAACCAGATCGAGATCCTGCTGAAGGCGCAGGCGGGCTGGAAGGAGCCGGAGCCGGTCACGGCGGAAGAGAGCGAAGACGGGATCCCGAGCGTGCCGACGGATCACCTGCTGAAGGGCAGGATGACGCACGAGGCGAATCCGGTGGCGAGGTGGTGCTTCGGGAATACGAGCATTGCGAAGAACGGGCAGGGATATATCAAGTTTGTGAAGGAGCACAAGGGGAGATCTGTAGACCGCACGAAGCGGATCGACCTGACGGCGGCGTGGGTAGATGCGATGGCGAGGGGACGATTCTACGAGGGTTCGCAGAGTGTTTATGCGGGTCGAGGGATTATTACGTTATGAAATTATTGAGGTCTATTGGCTTGAATGATCTGGTGGGGGCGCTGGGATTTGGGATGGTTGGCGTGGGTCTGTGGTTGTGGTCGCCGGCGGCGGCGCTGGTGGTGTGCGGGGCGGTGCTAATGGGCTTGGCGATTCTGGGTGAAGTGAGGCGCACATGAGCGTTTTAGGGCAGATTTTGGGCGGCGGCGGTGGCCCCTCAAGTACAGTCGGGGTGAATCCCGGCACAGAACGCCGTGATTCATTCATGGACCAGATGATGGCGGTGGTGCTAGGCGGGGGGAATAGCAGCTCGGGGGTGAGCGTGACGCCGGATAGCGCGCTGACCAGCTCGGCGGTGTTTGCGTGCGTGCGGGTGCTGGCGGAGACGCTGGCCAGCCTGCCGCTGATCACTTATGAGCGCAAGGGGAAGAGTCGCGAGCGGGCGGTCAACTTCTACCTGTACCCGATCTTGCACGATGAGCCAAACCCGTACATGACATCCTTTGAGCTGCGCGAGACGCTCCAGGGGCACCTGGCGCTGTGGGGCAATGCTTACAGCCAATTGGATTATGACTCCCGGAATGGGCAGATCACGTCTATTTTCCCGCTGCGACCGGACCGCATGATGGATATCCGGATCGAGAACGGGGTAAAGATGTATAAGTATCAGCTTCCACACGGCGAGCAGGTCTGGATTAACGGGGAGCGGGTGTGGCATTTGAAAGCGTTCGGGGATGGGATCTGGGGGTATTCGCCGGTGGAGTTGATGCGCAATGCGATCGGGTTGACGCTGGGACTAGAGAAATACGGCTCGAAGCTGTTCGGGAACGGAGCCAGGCCGGGCGGGGTGCTAGAGCATCCGGGGAAACTGGGCCCGGAGGCGGCGAAGAACCTGCGTGCGAGCTGGAATGAGGCGCACATGGGGCTGGAGAACAGCCACAAGGTGGCGATCCTGGAGGAAGGCCTGAAGTGGCACGAGATCGGGATGCCTAACGATGATGCGCAGTTCCTGGAGAGCCGGAAGTTCCAGGTGTCGGAGGTAGCCAGGATATGGCGGGTGCCGCCGCACATGGTTGGGGACCTGGAAAAGGCGACGTTCAACAATATTGAGGAGCTGGGGATCGAGTTTGTGCAGTACACCCTGGCGCCGTGGCTGGTGATGTGGGAGCAGAGCATCCGGCAGAATCTGCTGACGGAGGGTGAGAAGAACCGCTATTATGCGGAGTTCCTGGTGGATGGGTTGCTGCGCGGGGACACGCTGAGCCGGTACCAGGCGTACCAGTCAGGGATTTTGAGCGGGTGGTTTACGCGGGCGGATGCGCGAGAGAAGGAGAATTTAAACCCAATCGATGGGCTGGAGAAGCCGCTGGTGCCGATGAATATGATGGAGGTGGAAAGTGAATCCGCTGCGCCGAGCTCTGTGCAAGGGCAGGAAGAGCAAAGGAATCATCCACAGATTACACAGATTCCGCAGATTGAAGAACAAAGAGGGGAGGAAGTGAGGGGAAAAGAAGCAGCTCAGAGCAGGCACCGGTTGCAGGGGGTGTTCCGGGGGCTGTATTTGGAGACAGCGGGGAGAATCTTAGGGCGGGAAGCGAAGGATGTGAAGAACGCAGTCAGGCGGACGGGGAAGGATTGGGTTAGCTTGCGGCTGTGGATGGAGGAGTATTACCGGGAGCATGCCGATTATGTGAAGCGGCAGATGATGCCGGTGGGCAGGGCTTATGGGCAGCAGGTGGCTGACCTGGCGGCGCGAGAGATCGAGAAGGATGCTCCAGATGAATCGGTGGAGCAGTTCACGGAGTCGTACACGGGCGGGTATGCGGCGCGGCATGTGGGGATCAGCAAGAGCAAGATTGAGCAGGCGCACGCTAAGGCGATGCAGGATGAGGTGGATGTGGAGGAGGCGCTGATCGGTGAGCTGGATACATGGCCGGATGCGCGCGCGGCGTCGATTGCGACTGAGGAATCGACGCGGTTCAATAATGCAATGGCGAAGATGGTGTACGGGGCACTGGGTGTGCAGTTTCTGAGGAGCGTGGCGTTTGGGGAGAACTGCCCTTATTGCAATGCGCTGGACGGGGCGATTGTGGGAATCAATGAGTTTTTTATCAAGGCGGGCGGCGAGCTGAAGCCCGAGGGCGTTGATGAGCCGCTGCGGAGCTCGACGGATTTGGGGCATGCGCCGTATCATGATGGATGTGATTGCATGGTGGTGGCGGGATAGCCCTCACCCCCAGCCCCTCCCCCATCTTTTGGGGAGGGGAGAAGGAGAGAGAAAGATGCCAGCGAAGGGTGTGCATAATACGGAAGTTACCGAGGGGGAATGGGATGGACCGGGGGCGGTGGCAGCGATGCCGAACGAGGAGTCGACGCTGTGGTATTGCCACGCGTGGCGGGAGGCGGGGGGCGACCCGGATGCAAAGCAGACATATAAATTCCCGCACCACAGGACGAATGGCGGTCCGGCGGTGCTGAATGGGGTACGGAACGGGCTGGCGCGTCTGGCGCAGGCGAATATCCCGGAAGGGGATAAGGCTGGTGTAAGACGACATTTGGAGGCGCATTTGAACAAGGGACGCGAGGAGGACGGTATGAACGAGGACGGGCGAGAGATCCGATCCTATCACGTGGAGATACGCGCGGTCTCTGGCAACGGTGTGGATGGCGAGGGGAGCAACCCGAAAATTACGGGGACTGCGGCGGTTTACAACCAGGCAACGGTGATCGAGACGTATGCGGGTATGTTTACGGAGATCATCGAGCCGGGGTTCTTCGAGTATGTAATGAATGACGATGTGCGGGCGCTGTGGAACCATAATACGGACCTGGTGCTTGGGCGGACTAAGAGTGGGACTCTGCGCCTGGCGGATGAGGAGGATGGGCTGGGAATCGAGGTAGATCCACCATCGACGAGCTGGGGCAGGGATGCGATTGTGAGCATTGCCAGGGGGGACGTGGACCAGATGAGCTTTGCATTCAGCGTGCGGAAGGGTGGGGACGAGTGGAAGGAGAGCGAGAGCGGGCTGGTGCGTGTTTTGAAGCGCGGTGGGTGCGCGCAACTTTATGATGTGTCGCCGGTTACTTTCCCGGCGTATGCACAGACGAGCGTGGCCGTGCGGTCACGCTTGGAAAATGTCGGCGACATGGCGGCGCGGGAAGGCTCCAACGGGAGCGAGGGTCAGGCGACCCAGAACGCGATCGATCATGCGCAAGAGCAGAGGCGATTGCGGGCGAAGAATCGGAAACGAAAATTAGAGATTAAGAGCAAGATTTAACCGCGAAGACGCAAAGGACGCGAAGAATCAATAGAAAGGATTGCTTCGCGAAGTGCGCTCGCAATGACAAGGAGATCAAGATGAAGGCAAGAGAGTTACGAGCTCAGCGGGCTGAGCTTTTGAAGAAAGCCAATGCGCTGGTGGAGAAGAGCGAGGCAGAGGATCGCGATTTCACGCCAGAAGAGCAGACCGAATACGACGATTACCTGGCGCAGGCGGACGGGCTGGAGAAGCGCGCCGAGCGGCTGGAGAAGATCGGCGAGATTGCCCAGGGCGTGCAGGGCATGTTCGATAGCCGCCAGGCGCCAGCGCACAATCGCATTGGGCGGGGCGACACGGAAGAGCGGGCGTTCTGCCATTTCGTGCGCACCGGCGACGGCGGTGGGTTGCGTGAACTGCGCGCATCCAACGATACCACGATGAACATCACGACCGATGTAGATGGGCAGTACCTGGTGCCGACCGGGCATTACAATCAGGTGATTGCACGCCGGGACGACGGCGACCTGACCGTTCAGCTTGGGCTACGCAATATTCCCGGCAAGGGTACCACGGTCAATGTGCCAATCGACAATGAGGCAGATGGCGAGTTCGTTGTGACCACCGAGAGCAACGCGTTTGACCGGGATGCACCGGCGACGACCTACAAAGCTATGACCCTGGCGATGTACACCAAGAAGGTGGACCTGACCTACCAGCTGCTGGAGGACGAGGACGCCAAGCTGATGGCGTTCCTGGCGGACTTTGTGGGGCGCGGCATGGCGAAGACGCGCAACCAGCTATTGCTGACCGAGGTGGCAGCCAACGGCACGGCGCTGAAGACCTTTGCCAGCGCGACGGTGATCGCGGTGGATGAGCTGGAAGCGATCATTTACGGCAACGACCTGGGTGCTTACCTGGACGATACGCAGAGCTGTGCGTGGTTGATGCAGCGGGCAGTGCACGGAGAAATCATCCTGTTGGATGATGCCAATACCCGGCGCTACGCCAACAACCAGATGGGCGGGCCTGGTCCAAGCCTGCTTGGTTTCCCGGTTAAGTACACGGCGAAGTCTGGGGCGACCGCAGCCAGCACGAAGAGCGTTTACTTCGGAAACTGGAATTTTGTGGGCTACCGCGAGGGTCCGGGCTTCACGATGATGCGCGACCCCTACACCCGCAGCTCTTCCGGGGAAGTGATCCTGAATTACTTCTTCCGCGTGGTTTACGGTGTACTCGTGGCAGAGGCGATCGGATACGGGGTGCATCCGAGCGCGTAAGTGAAGGTAAGGGTTCTACAACCTACCGTTGTAGGAGGAAGTGTGGTTCTGGCTGGGGAGGTGATCGACCTCCCCAGGCCAGAGCCAGGCAAGTATCCAGGGAACCTGGTGGACAGGTTGGAGGCGGCTGATGTGGTTGTGCGGGTGAACGAGGAAGATTACGATGATACGGTAGAGAATAGATATGGAGAGATGGCAAATTGCGAATCAAGAATCAGGGATGTTCTTGTTTTCACGCCGGTGTACAGGCTGGAGAGCGAGACGGTTGAGTCTGTGCTGGCGCTGGAGTGGGATCATGCGATCACGTGGGTGTTCCAGAGGGATAATCCAGTGAGAATCGTGGGCGATCTGAACAAGAGCGGGGAGGTGCGGAAGGCTGGGATAAATAACCATTTGCACCAGTACCGGCGCGGGCGGGAAACGTTCTTGCAGGGGCGGTACGATGCGATGCTGGTGGTGGAGAGCGATATGATCGTGCCCCGAGATGCATTAATAAGATTGGCAGCGGTCATGGATGGAAGGGATTCCGCCGGCGAAGATCAGCCGGGGCTGCGCTCCAAAGAGTGGAGCTTGGCAGGTCAGGTTGGGCATGCGCGACCGCCAGTAGACGTTGCGTATGGGGTGTACCGGTTCAGAAAGAGCGATGTGATCAATGTGTTCGAGCTGTACCCGAGCAAGGATGGGATTCTTCCTCGGAATATTGGGGAGAGCCTGAGCGTGCACCCGCATTTGTTGAAGAGGGCAATGAAGTTGGGTGTGTACCCGTGCAGCGGGGCAGGGTTTGGCTGCACGCTGATCCGCAGGAACGTGCTAGAAAGGCTTGAGTTTAGAATTAATGAGCGAAACAGCGCGCATTGCGATACTTATTTCTGTACGGACGTTCTGAGAGCGGGGTTCCGCCAGGCGGCGGAGATGCGGGTGGTGTGCGGGCATGTGGATGAGGATGGAAGAATCTTGTGGCCGGATTTGGGGCAGGAATTGCGAGTTGGGAATCAGGGATTAGGGATTAGGAATTAGGGATTAGGGATTGTGAGTTATAGATGGCTTTTTTGACGATTTATACGCCGACGTTCAGAAGGCCGGGGATGCTGGAGAGGTGCGTGGCGAGCGTGACGCGCCAGGAATCGTTGGAGATGATTCAGCATATTATTGTGAGGGACGAGGTGGGGTTAGGGATTGCGGGGATGTTTGCGGAAATTCCCCGGCACGTGGAGGAAATGGTAGGGGATTATGTGTATATCTTGCAAGACGACGACGAGCTGGCAGATGGGCGCTGCGTGGCGGATGTGCAGGAGTGGATCTGCCGGCAGATGGTCAATCCAGCGGTGATCATGGTGCGCAATATCAAGCGGGGGATGAACCTGCCGCTTATGTGGGAGACGAGGCCGGTGTGCGGGTGGGTGGATTTGGGGGGCTACCTGGTGAAGCGCGAGGTGTTTGCGGAGAATGCGGGGATGTTCGGGAGACGGTACGAGGGCGATTACGACTTTATTGATAGGCTATGGGCTATGGGGTACACGTTTGGATGGTGCGCGCGGCTGTTTGCGAGGGAGCAGGTGAGCGCGCCGGGGCTAGGAAGAGCGGAAGTGGATGTGATGAGGGATGTGCAATTATGAGAATTAAGATTATTGAGAACTGCGTGGCAGAGGGGTCGGTGTGGTTTGGGGGGGAAGAGGTGTGGGTGGATGAGGTGGTGGGGAGGAAGATGGTGGAGATGGGAAAAGCAAGAGAAATGCAATTTAACCACGGAGACCCCGTGCAAGAACCGGGGCACGGCACAGGGAACACAGAGTCTCTGATGGTAGAGATGAGAGTAGTTAAGGCGAAGGAGCGGGCGGTTTCAGTCCGAGAGCGAAAAGCCAAGATTTCCCCTCCCGAATCCCCCGCCGAAGATCGGCAAGGATAAATATGGGGTCGAAATGTCAGAGGTGAGATATGGCGTTTAATTGGGTGGCGGGGCCGGCGGAAGAGCCGGTGAGCCTGGACGAGGCAAAAACGCATCTGAGGGTGGATGGGACGGACGAGGACAGCCTGATCCAGATGCTGATTGCGACGGCGCGGCGGGATGTGGAGACGCTGACGCTGCACAAGTTGATCACGCAGACATGGGACTGGTACATGGACGACTGGCCCAGCACGCCGATTGTGATGCCGTTCCCACCTTTGCAGAGCGTGACCGGGATCTATTACACGCTGGAGGGGGCAGCGGAAGCGACGTGGAGCAGCTCTAATTATATAGTGGACGCCTATAGCATACCGGGGAGAATCGCGCTGCAGAGCACGGCGAGCTGGCCCAGCGGAGAGCTGATCGAGATCAACGGCGTGAGGATCCGGTTTGTGTGCGGGTTTGGGACGGCGGAGGACGTGGACGAGCGGGCGCGCCAGGCGATGCTGTTGCTGATCGGGCATTATTACGAGCACCGAGAAGAGGTGATCGTGGAGCGCGGGGTGAACATCCAGATGCTGCCGATGGCGGCGGGGATGCTGTGCAATGATTTGAGGATGAAGGTAAAAAGCTTTTGATCTGTGGGCTTTAGGCTGTAGGCTAAAAGCCAAGAGCGGAGTGGAGCGACTATGGAAGCAGGTAGGTTAAGGCACCGGGTGACGATACAGGAGAAGGTGGATAGCCGGGACTCGTATGGGGGGGAACGAGAGACGTGGGTGGATATCGCCGAGGTATGGGCAGAGGTGGAGCCGCTGGTGGGGCGTGAATATCTGGAAAGCCGGCAGGAATCGGCGGAGATCACGACCAGAGTGCGGGTGCGGTACCGGGCCGGTATCAGGCCGGAAATGCGAGTCAAGTATGTGGACGAGGCGGATGTGGCGCACTACTACGATATATTTTCGGCGCAGAACGTGGGTACGCGCAGAAAGGAGTTGGTGTTGGTGTGCAGGGAGCAGGTGTAAATGCACGGGGAAAGAAGAGGCGCCGGAAAGGAAAGTCGATGGCTAACCGCGCTGCGCTGATCCGTGCAGAGAATCCGGGCTTACCCGTCGTCGGACGGGGCAGGCATCATATTGAGTTCGACCTGGGCGGCGGGAAAAAACAGCGCGTCCTCACAATCGAGCGGCTGCACCTGGCAGATGAAACCACCGAGATTGATACCGGCATCGTGGCGGATACCGGAGCGTGGCAATGGAAACTGGTTGCCACGGATTACCAGGCGCATTTCAGGTCTGTTTTCAATGTTGGCAATATCTACGAGTGGCGCAAGGGCGACCAATGGATCATCGTTGACCCGCAGAGCATCAACTGGATCAACCAGGACAATTCCAGGCAGCAGATCGCCATCAAACAGGCGGTGACGGGTGTTGTCAGTGATGACACGCTGACATTTACCAATGCCTACGGGACGGGCAGACACTTCAGCTACGCCGCCCATCCGAATAAGCTGATCAAGCACCTGACGATAGATAGCGCGGCGAATCTGCCCGCGCCCACGGTGACAGGTACGATACATTTCGAGGCGGAATGGACGATCTCCACCAGCACGGGCGTTGACCTGTGGCTGGATGGGGTGAAGTGGGCAAAGACCAACGGGGTGCGGGTCAAGACCGCCAACCGCATTGAGTTTCGCAACACTGCCAACACAGAGGTGTTGTGGTACGCCGATGCGCCCCTCGCCACCGACGCGAATGGAAGAAAGGCACAATGCGAGTATGAAGTACGGCGGCAGGGTGGGCCGAGTAGCCTGTTTATCACGGTGCGCGTTCCTAAGACCTGGATTGACGCGGCAGCTTTCCCGATTGTGATTGATCCGACGTTTACCGACGGTTATGGGGGGGATGCGACAACATACAAGGATACGGATATAAGCCTCAGCTCTCCGACCACCAATTACGGATCAGATACCACGTTTTACACGGGCAATTATGATTCGGGCACATCAACAGACAGGACGCTCATCCAGTTTGCCGTCTCGTCAATTCCGGGCGATCCTGTGTTGGATACGGTCACGTTCAGCATCTATGTGACTGCCGATTATTGCGGGTATGCCCGCACGGTAAGGGTTTACCGGCTCAAGCGGGATTGGGTCGAGAGTCAGGCTACTTGGAATATTTACTCGACGGGCAATAGTTGGCAGACGGCGGGAGCGGCGGGGGCGGATGACCGTGAATCTACGGATATCGGCAGCAGGGCGTTCAGCGAGAGCGAGTCTAGCGGATACAAGGATTTCACGCTCACGCCAACGTCGAAGTCTGCCCTTGATCTCGGTTACGGGTGGATTGTCAAGACCGATACCGAGAGCCTGGATATGTATGAGTACGCCTCGTCTGACAATGCGACTACCAGCAGACGGCCGAAATTGGTGGTTGTCTACACAGCAGGGGGGGGTGGCAGGACGACGAAGAACACAGACTCGCACCCGCTGGGCATCCATGCGGGCATATCACGGAGGGTGAATATACCTTGAAACTGGCGCACTATGTACGCAAGGAGAACAGCGGGCTTTTTCGCACGACGCTGGAGCTGGCGAACTACGAGGAGAAGCAGGGGCACCAGGTGATGCTGCGCGAGCCGGGAGCGGACGCGCCGATCTACGGGCGGGTGGACAACCCGGATGTTGAGCTGGTGCACAGCCAGATGCCTATTACCCAATACCACAGCGGCAAGCCCAAGTTCATGTGGATGCACGGCGAGCCGCTGAGCAGCGTGGGCAATGGAATCTCGATGAAAGCCATCGTTGACCTGGCTCCGGTGATGGATGCTTTCATCGCCATGCGGCAGGATGAGATGATCGTGTGGAACAGCATCAAGCGCACATACCTGGTGCGCAAAGGGATCGACCTGGAGATGTACCATCCGCTGGAGGGCGTCACCGAACGGTTGAGCGGCGAGCCTGCCGTGCTGTATGTCGAGAACTGGCGCGGGCAGCGCAACCCGCTGTACCTATGCGTGGCCATGCAGGAAGTGTGGAAGAAAT